GAATATTCAGGTCGAACGTCAGAATACTGTTATTATAATGACATGTCAAGATAGAATATCTCGAATTTGTTGCATATTTCTAACACTTGCCGTTTAATGGGTTTATGGGAGACAAGCAAAAGGACTATAGGGAGGAGAAAATAAAATTTCGCACACTCTTCGCGGAAAAGCTATCGGCTGTCGATAATAAAGTCACGTTGGCCAGAACACTTTCCGAATTGATGCCAAAAGATGATAGCCCGAAGCTCAGCACCCTGCGCTCGTGGTATCGGAAAACCGCAAAGCCTCTTCCGGATATATGGCGGAACACGTTCCTAGCTAGGGCGATGGATGTTTCACCAGCTTGGCTTGCCTTTGACCAAGGCCCGCGCTCGGTGGAGGCCTCTGAAAAGGCGGCTGAATGGGGCAAACTGATCGACGGGGATGCCGATTTGCAGGCAAAAATCGATGGCTTTATTGCAGGTGTTCAGGCTGTGCGCGCGTCTCTGGTGAAGACTCATTCAACACCCGCAGTCGAATCTCCCGTATCTGTTGTTTCCGCGCCTCACGCGTCAAAGGAACCCCCAAAGACAAAGCTGCATTACGTAACTCACGACCACTTGCTTGAGGATGCCGACGAATCCAAGCGGCTAAAGCGCGGCGTGAAGAAGTCACGGCGGAAAGGCGGGCCTGCAAAACCTTGATATCTATTGCGTATTCACGACAAAAAACTGGATCAGAACGAAGTACGGCGAGACGAGAAGATATGGCGCATGCGGCGCGTTTAAGTCGGTCTAGCGGATTCATAACGCCCCCCCCCCATTGCCCATACATAGAGGGAGAGGCTGGATGTTCAATGATTTTCCGTATAATATTTACATATTCTTGACGGTGTAATCTAACTTAACTAGCTTGTTGCGGGTTGGTGACGAGGAGAAAAATATGGACGCTTCAACCAGAGTTCTCATAATTGTCGGCATCATCGCATCGGGAATCTTTGGGCTGATGTATTACGCCTCGTCTGTTTACGAGCGACAACGAGAGGACGCTAAGGCGAAGGAGCTGGCAACTACGTTAGCGCTTGCCAAACAGGAAGCCGAGGAGCGCGAAAAGAACCGCGAGGTGGGCGAGGAGCGAACTGATAAGGACCGCGCTGCTCGCCTTGAGATTGAGAGAATCCGCCAAAAGTCTGCCGTTTCAAAAAGGGATGACACCGCAAAGATTGCCGCCGCCCGGGAGAAAGCGCTTGCGGAGCAGGTATTGGCCGAAAAGAAGTTATCAGACGCGCGTGCTGCCGAGGAGATGCGCATCAAGGAAGAACTGGAGGCGCGCGAGAAAGCACACGCTTACGAAGTTTCGCAGGATCGCGAGCGTAGGATTAAGGAATTAAAGGAGCGAATTTCAAAGGCAGCATACGACATGCGCAGCGCCGATGAGCGGCGCAGCAAATTAGAAACTGCAGTTCGCGCGCTCACCGTGCGCGTTGCGGGTGGACAAAAAGAAGTCGAGCGCATTGATGGCGATATTCTCCGGCTTGAGGCCGAGGTTAAGCGCCCCCAAAAAACAGGCAACAGCGGGACAACCTTTGTTCAGGATAACACCTCGCTGATTAAGGTTGCGAAGGCAAAGAGAATCTCGGCACAGTCGGAACTGGAAAAGGATAGTGTACTATTGCAGGCCAACAGGAACGAACTTGCGGAAATCCTGCGTAGCCATGCGGATGCTATAGCTGATTCAGTTGGCGCAGAACTGGCGCTTAAAGACTATGGCGAGACAGCATCAGTCAATAAGCCCAAGACCGCCACACTCCTTGCCACATACACCCTTACGGATGGACGCGTAATCAAATGCGCTAACGTCCAGAAAGTTGGCGGTGGTGATATTCTAATCAAAGACCTAGATGGAAAGTTTCACAACATTAAGGAGGGTGAGGTTAAACAAGTTCTTGAGCCAAGCGGCGCCGCAAAGCCGTAAGCAATGCTCAGAAAACTCAACGCCACCGGCCCGAACATCTACCGCTGGAAAATCCGCCTGCGGCTGTCCGGTGTCCAGATACACAAGCACATTACGGCCACGCCAGCGGTAGCGCAGCAAATCTATGCGGACCTGCTGGCGCAAAAGGCGCGCGGGCAGTTGGGGCTTTCCGTCGCCTCAGCTAACACCGATACGCGCACGCTCTACGCGGCCATCGCCGACTACGAGGTTGAGAAGCGCGCGAACGGCGAGAACGAACAGCACATTGCCGACGTGTGCCACTCGCTGCGCCTGCTCGTGGATGTTTGCGGCGACATTCCATTGCGGCAGGTCACGCGCGAGCACATGACAGCATGGAAGACGCGGCGGCAGGCATTGGTTTACCATGGCAAGCCCGCTACCGCCCGCACCGTCAATAAGGCGATAACGCACGTGGCCGCGTTCTGGAACTGGTGCGACCAGTGGATCGACGCCTCGCCGATGAGCGGCATTAAGAAGGTGAAGGAAGTTGCGCCGCCGATTCAACTGCTGATGTTTAAGGATTTCTGCACGTTCGCCAACGCGGCATGGAAGCGCCCCCGTTTCGGCCTGCTGGTGGAATTGCTGGGGGAGACTGGCGCGCGCGTCGATAACATCATTTCAGCCAAGTGCGGTGACGTTGACGGGCAGCACAAGCTATGGCATAAAGTGGTGAAGCCGGGACGCAGGATCGCACAGGACGCTGGGCCGTGGATGCTCAAGATTGCGAAGGGCAGGCCCGCCGACGCGCCGCTCTGTCCGGCAGAGGATGGCAAGCCGTGGACGTACGCAATGGTAAAGAAGGCATTCGCGCACACGCTCGCGGGCTTGCCCGTGAAACGCTTCACGCCGCACGCCATCCGTCACGGGCGCGCGTGCTGGGACTTAATCGAGGGAAGAGACATATACGCCGTGAAGACGAAGCTGGACCACGCCAGCGTCAAAACCACGGAGCGCTACGTCAGGGCAGCGGAGATTTTGCAGCGGCTGGAAAAAGGGAAAGTGCGGCACAGGAGGCCCGTAAAGTTTGTCCCGCCTGTGTCCCACCGGCACGGACGACAACGGACGCAACCGGACGTAAACGGACGTTTACCAATAAAGCGCAAGTGGGATTGGCGTAAAGGTTTAAAACGTAAGTCCAATAGTACGAAGGGGTAGCTCAATCGGTAGAGCAACGGCCTTTTAAGCCGTTAAACTCCGTTGGTGCGTAAGGACTTACATTAGAAAAATTTTTTTCTTGTCCCACTTTCATCATTATTGAAGGACAATCATGCAACGCGCCTGTCGCCTGTGTCATACGCCTTATCTTCCACAGAGCAAAGCGTACTGCATGAGTTGCGCGACCAAGTTGCGCAAACTTCGTCTCGATGAGCGCGCGTACAAGGCCAATCTGCGACTGCTCAAGATGCCATTAGATGGTGCGCCAAATCCATTTGCTCAGTATCACGAGGAGTTCATCTTTCTCCAACATTCGCTTAATAGCGCTAAACGGCAATCCCGAAACCGTCGCGCGGCTGGTAAGCACACGGCGGCACAATGGAGGGCGCGCGTAGAAATGTTCTGCTGGCAATGCGCCTATTGCGGAACATCATTAAGAGAACAAACCCTCTGCAAGGATCATCGTATACCCTTAGCGCGCGGCGGAACAAATTGGCCATCTAACCTTGTGCCGTCATGCATTACATGCAACTCGAGAAAGGGCGCAAAACTCCCTTTTGTTGAGACAGTATAGATTGCCCCCTCGCCCGCCGGTCTCGCAATCCCCGCTCACAAGAGCGGCAACGGGTTTCCGTCGCTTCGGCGGGTGAGGGGTTAGATTTGTCCGAGGCGCGCGACGAAGCCGCCAATAACGCCACCCTGATACGAGAAGCTGCTGTGCTTGATGTTTCCAAAGTGACTCGCGCCAGTCGTGCCGCCGCTCACCTTCGTAATTTTACAATCTACAATAAAGCCATATGAATCCCAATTCTCTGTCAAATTGTAGAACTGCCCGGTTGTGTGGCCGATATTGCCAAAGCGCAAATCTGTTCCCGTCGCCTGCCCATCACCAACAATCTCTTCCACAAGCGTGTCGCCTATGGTGAGGCTGGTTGTATGGTTGTTCCACGTCAACAGCGTTTGGTCGAAACTCGCCGTGATGTTCCTAATCCGCATGTACCCTTCGCAATGGTACGTAGCGGAGGAAGTGACATTCAGGCGGAAGGTTGTGGTGCCGCCAGTATTGTAGGCATCGAAGACAAGGTACTCGTTTGCAAGAAAGGTTTGTTTGCTCGAGAACTTAAAGATGGATTTGAAGCCTGCAGTTGTTGAATCGTAGTCGTCTTCTGTGTTCGAGAAGCATTCGAAGCTGGACGGGTTTTGAGCCTGCACCGTTGTGGGCGCGGCTTGGGAAACATCCGTCCACGATGTAAACGGAACAATGCTACCCTGTCCTAGTTCTCGAAATACATCCCGCGCCATTAGCTCACCGCAATCGTGTATTTGCCGCTAGCGTCATTCAAAGTCGTGATGGTGAGAACTGAGCCGTCGGCCTTCAGCGTGCCGCCCTTGCCCGCCGTCGAATTCAAGTTCATCGTCGTCACCGTGCGGGCGCGGTTGCTCTCTTGGAAGTCCGCTGTGCCGCCATTTAGATTGAACGTCGTAATGGTTCCCGTGCTGTTGCTCGTCAGCGAGCCGCCGTGCAGATTCACGGTTGTGGTTGCGTGCGTGCCTTCCGTGGTCAACTCGCCGCCGCTCACCGTGCAGGTTGTCACCGTCGCCGCCGCCTGAAGAACGTTCGAGCCGCCGATCTGCGTGAACGTGGTAATGGTGGTTCCAAGGCCGACATGCACCACGGACGCGGTAGAGGGGTCGGAGACTGATACGGTGCCTACCGTGCTGGTCTCGCCCGGCGTATCCACCGCGATACCGACGCCACCGGGGGCCGAGCGCACAAACACGAGTGTGCTGGCGGAATTCGCCTTTAGACGCACGGCGGGGCGTCCGGTTTCGCTGGAAGCCTGTGCGGTGCCGAGAACGTCAACGGTTGACGCCGTGCTGTCGAGGTCCAGCATGATGCGCCCGGAACCAGCCGGGGAACCCGCGCCGAAGTGCTCGCCAATCTTCACCGTCGTGGCCTTGATATTGAGGTATGTCGAACGGTACTCGGTCGCCGCTGTCGAGGTCGTGGTTGAGGCATCGGACGATTGAGCGAAGACAATGCGGTTGAGGCCCAGCTTCCCCGTATACGTCTTCTCAATTCGCAGGCTCGTCAGTGTCACGGCGCTCTGTGCGAAGCCCCAACAGATGTTAACGCTGTTGTCCTTGATGATCACGTCATCTGTTGACACCGGAACTGCCAAGCCGCTCCAGTTCGTTGCCGTACTCCAGTCGTTAGGCCCGGCGCTCGCCGTCGTTACCGTGTAGGCGTCAGCCAGCGTACCCGTGCCGCCTGAGACAGAACCCGCGAACGTGAACGGCACGCCCGCCGTGTCAGCCGTGCCGATAATCTGAGTGGCGCTGGAAGTCCACGTGATGGCCGCGAAATAAACGTGCGTGCTGGCGTTGAGCACCGTCGCGAACGCCGACAGCGCCGCCGTCAGAGTGCCGCCTGAATCCGCCGCGCTCACCGCTACGCCGCCAATGGTGACAATGCGTGTCGTGGTCACGTCATAGGTTGCAAAGGTGGTGGTCGCCACCTGCACCACCGCCGTGGCCGTTCCATTCCAGTAGATCGCCATCGCTTATGTCTCCAGTGCGTCGTCAATTGTTGTCATGTAGAGTGTTGGGGCGCTGTCGCCGTCCCAAATTGAAATGACTGTGCCGTGGTCGTAAACTGGCGCGCTGCCCTGTCCGTGCTCTTTGCTCAACCGAGCTACGCGCGCCCATGACCCAGCGATGTTGACGCGGTACACGCCGTCCCCGTCATCGTCGCATGTGCGAAGAACGTAGTCTTTATCCTGAGTCTCCGAGCCATCCACTGTTTGCACGCCGCTCAATGCGGTGCTGGAGCTGGTGAGCACGAGGCGGCATTTCGTGGGGAGTACGCTCGCAGTTGTTGCAGTGACGGCTATATCAATCTGCTGCGGTGGCGGCACGCCGTTGCGCGAGCGGTTCACCGCTTCAATCGTCTGATTGAGCACTGGCGCGCGGAGCGTGTCCCCGGCGCGCGTTGGCTTCAGTGCGACTGCTGGCGCGGTAGGCTCAGACATAAAGGTTCAGCCCGCCAAAATCAATGGCCTCGTACATGGCGTATGTTTTGATGTACTCGCCCGCAATCACGTCTTCCGCGCGCGGCGGTGCGGCGGTGCTAGGGTCTTTCGCGACGATGGTTGCGTCCCATGTCGCTGGGTTGTGCTGGAATTCGTAGTTAACGGTGTAGGTTTGCCCGCCGTCCCCGCTGTCGCCTTCGATGCGAGTGCAGAGCCACGTAATCGGCGGCATACCAAGGAACGTGTTTGAGTTCACTTTCCCCGTAAACGTTAGCGACTTCACATATGGCGCGAGATTCTCGCGGCGCGTGAAGCGCATCACCGTCTGGGGGACTTGAATTGATACGGTGCCGGTAAACTCTTCCTCGCGCTCAACTGGATTACCGTCAGCGTCTACGTCGTTGATGGTGAAGTCCAAGCGCATAACGTCGCCGTTAATGTCGAGATTCGTTTCCTGACTTTGAACGCTGGAGCCTACCGAGATTTGCGGTGGCTGGTTCTCGTCTGGAATCAGGCTGGTGATTGACGGGCCATAGTTCACCGTGGCGTCAAAGATGCCAGCGCCAATCGGGTTCACCTGCATGTCGATAACGTACAGTCCTGCAATGGACGGGTGCGGCGTGCCGGTATTGACGGCAAGTGCCAGACGCGCGTTCAAAAGCCGCTGGTCCGCGTCGCCAGTCACGCCCGATACCTTGGCGCGACGGGTTAGCCGCAAGCCCTCAGCGCTATCGGTAAGCGTGCCGTCGATGATGTCCCATTGCACGGTTGCCATTAGCCGATGGTCGCCACGGGGTTACTGGCCTTTGCTAAGTAGGCGCGCAACAGTTCGCGAATCTCTTCTAGCTGTGGCGATTCCACCTGCTGCACCTCGCGCTTCTGGCGGGTTAGCCCCTCGACATTTACGAGGCTGGTATCGATTTGCTGGAAGGTGCCGCGCACGGTTTGGTCTTTCGTCGCGAGACTCTTTTGATACTGGTCAAAAATACCCTGTGCGCTGCCCGCCAGTTTGTTCGGGTCGAAGCTGCCGGTTTGCATAAGCTGGTCTAAGTCTGCGAATTGCTGTTTAATGTTCTCAAACGCGCGTTGGGCTGGCGTCAATCCGGCATCGGAAAGCCGCTCGAACATATCTTTAATCTTTTGTTCTTCTTCGGTCGGCTTGAAGTCGTAGGAGTCCTCATCACCCTCAAAGGCGCTCGCCATCTTTGCGTTGCGAATGTCCTGTTCGCGCTTCAAGATGCCGTCTTGCACATCCTGAATGGAAAGCTGAATCTTGCGCGACTCGCGTAGCACTTGGTTGTAAGCGGCGGTGCCTTCCGTAAGATTGTCGAGCGTGGACTCCATTGCCTCATCCATCTTCAACAACGCCTGCAACTCAGCCTGCACTTGCGCTGCGGAGCCTTTGGAAAATTCCGTCTTGGCTGCAAAGCTATCGTTCTCAAAGACCGCCATAGCTTTTTCCAGAGGCAACACCGCTTCGCGTGTTTCGCGCAATCGCGCCTGTACAACTTCCAAAGAATCGGCGGTAGCGTTGAGGGCGTCGGCTTGAGCAAAACGTTCTGCGCTTCCAAACCAAACGTTGGTGAGCGCGCCTGCTTCGTCGCGCAGCCGTTTAATCTCTGTCGTAACCGCAGTTAGATTTTTTGATGTTTGGCCGGAGAACGGGCTTTCGGTCCCACTCATGGAGGTCAGAGCGTTCTTAAGAACCTCGTAACCCTGAGCCGCCGATTCGGCAATTTTCTTAGCCTGTTCGCCTGCCTTATTCAGCACATAAAGAGAGGCAGCCGCTACGCCAGCTCCAAGCCCCAGCCCATCCAATGCGTTTGCTAGAAAGCCGATGGTTCCGGACTGGTCTCCTAGTGCCTTCTGTGCAATGTTTGCAGTCTGCTTCAGTTTGAGTTGGCGGGTTGATGCCGCTTCGATATCGCTGCTAAATTGCGCGGTTGTAGCCTTGGCCTCGCGCATGCCGCGCGCGAAGGCCGACGTGCTCGCCGTCACCGCAACATTTAACGTGGCAACTGTCGCCATGACTACCCGCCCTTCACTCGGTTATTATGAAACGCCACGAACGCCCGGAAAATCGCCGCCTGCTCGTCTGGCGTCTGCCCCTTGAAACGCTTGCGGAAGTTCGGCATAAATTCCTTCGGGCGAAACGCGCGGCTGCCCTTCTTACGCTTACCGTTCGCAATCGTCGCGGCGATAATCCCGGCCCGCAGATCGGCCCGTTCCTCGCCCAGCGGATTCACGCGCATAAACGCGCGCCAGTGCGTCAACTCAACACCGTCCATCCGCCGCAACATCTCGTCTCTCGGGATTCCCAGCGACGCCGCCAACTGAAACGTGAACGTAAGCCAGGAATCCTCACTTAGTTTTTTGCGAGTTCCTCAACGTCCGAGGCGCTCAGCCGGTTTAGTTTCAGGGCAACGTCAAAGATTCGATTCAGGGCCGCGCCGGATTTCTTGCCTAACGCCACAATGTCTGATTCAGCGAAGAGGCGCTCCCCCTTCTCATTCACAATTGAACGCGCGGCCAGACTGGCACGGAAGTTATCAAGCGTTGCCAAGCCGCCGTTCTTCGTGCCCTCGCGCGCTTCCAAGCATTCCCGCTCCCAGCGGTCGCGGTCGGTGCCGGAGAGAACGCCGACTAGAACGGCTCCACCCCATTCCGGAACATCCACTCGCTCACGCTTAATGTCATCAGCGGCGAGAATTTTTTCCTTTGTCAGCAGGTCCATTCTTGTCTCCCGTTTCTTCCCATTCCTCGTCTTCGGTTTTCGGCTTCGGCTTCTGCGCGTGCGGCTCGGGCGGCGTGTGCAGGTTCACCAGCGTGGCGACGCCCATACCGAGCAGCGCATGGCCCACGGATGGCTTCACCGAGACAACCTCGCCCTTCGTGTAAACGTCGTAGTCCATGTCAATGCGCAGCTTCATTGCGGCTCCGATCCTGTGACAGTCGCCGGGACTGGCTTATGATTGCGGCAGTAGCGCCGTAGCTCGCCCGGCTTGTATTTCGCCCACGCCTTGCCCTGCTCGTCGGATTCGTATCCGTCGAAGACTGCGGTGCGGTCGAACGCTACAGCATCGCGCCCGCACAAGTCGCACTTGCCCAATGCAACGGTTTTCATGGTGCCTCCCGCGAAAACGCTCGCGCCCCGCGCGCGAGCGGTACTTACTCAATTTTAAGTTCCCGCTGTGCGAGTTATCGCGCCCGAGAATTTCACGGTCGCCGTGAACGTCATCTTGTCTTCGAGCGGCATGCTTACTTCGAAGCCGGTCATAAACGCGGAGCCTGCCCACGTGGCTGGCGTGGAGCTGCCGGGAATCGTTACCGTGCAGGTTGCCGCCGCCGAATCGATGGGCGGCAAAGTATCGGGGTTGAAATGCCCCTCAACCTGCAGCTCGCCGGGGTCTGAGAGGTCGCCGGGAATGAACGTATCATTGCCGAACGTTCCAGCCGAGGGCGCGGCGGTGCCCATGTGCGAGGTTTTGATTGATGGCCGGGAAATGCCGGACCATTGAACGTCGGTGATTTGTGCGAAGAATCCAGACTGAAAGGTAATCGTCAGTCCGGTTGTAACATTGACGGCTGGTGAGGCCATTTTGAGTCGCTCCCACGTTGGGGCGACCCGTTCCCGTGCGGGTCAGGCATTCCCGATAAACTTATTGGGCAGGCGGTCGGGAGTCCGCTTTTCGGGTAGCAAGCCCTAGCCCAATCACTGTAAACCCAAGTAACACGTTTGCAAGTATTCGTGTTACTAAATCTGTGGCACGGTTTCCGCGTACCAAACCTTAAATGTGTAGGTGGATTGGAAAACGCCTTCTTCGCTGGCATTGGTCGGAGGAATGTACGTATGCAGCGGCGCGCCTTCCGCCAGTACGCTGCGCACCGTTACCTGATTCGTGCCGGTTCCCCACACGCCCGCGCGATGCCCCAGCAATTCCGCGCGTAACGCCTCCACGACTGTCTCGCGACTCGGTGACGTTGCTGCAAAGACGCTGAATTGCACCATCGCGCTAGCCAGTCCGCCCGCTGCCGTCGTGTGCTCTACGTGGTCGCCGCCAATTTCCTGAAAGGTGACGTAGGGCTTGGAAGCACTCTTCGGCGCAACATCCGGGTAAAGGCGTGGCAAATCCGCGCCGCCAATGGTGGTATTGAATGCCGCTTGGCTCTTGAGGTATGCGTAAACTGCGCCTTCAATCATGGCTTAGCCTCGGAGACGGCGTCCTTCACATCCTGCCTGAATGTTGCGACAGCAGAGTCCTTACTTTCCTCCAGCCCCCTGCGAAGATGTGGCCTTGCGGGCGCGTGAGGCGCGCCATACTCCACGGCTGCCGGGTAGTAGCCCTTCTCGGTTCGAATCCGCTCGCCCTTCGCTTCGTCTTTCTGGAGTTCCGCAAGCCGCTCGCGCGTTGGATGCTCCACGGCTACGCCAATGCGGTACTTCTGACGCTTCAAGGCCCGCAGTTTCAAGCCCTTCTTGAGCGCCCCCGTTTCCACCGGTACGGCATCGCGCGCCTTCGACAGCACAATCTTCCCGGCCTTGCGCAACGCCGAGCGCACAAACTTTTTTTGCATCTTCGCAGGCAACGCGCCCAGCAGGCGGTCGAGGTCTTTGTCACCGGTTAGCACGACGTTGGTCATAGCATCTCAATCAGCGCGTCGAGCGCCGCCTCTCTCTTCTCCGGCGTTCGTTTTTCTGGCGGCAGTTGCTTGTATGCGGCGATAACCTTTTCCGGCTCCGAGAGTACCGGCGCGTCTGGAGTTTTATCAACGAGAGGTAGCCGGTTCTGCTGGGTCTCATCCCATTGGCAGAACGCGCGCCAGTCTTTATTTCTTGTATCTATTGGAATGTACGCACCGTCACTCTCGCGCACGACTCCGTTGCACTTTCCAAAATCATCATGTGCCACCCTGTACATAATGCCCCATCCTTAAAGCTGTGCGTTAGCCGTAAAGCCGCAAACGAAACCTGAAATTGCCGTTCCGCCGTGGGTAACGTCAAACCCAGTCATGCCTACATTGGCTCCGACAGTCGGTGTCACGTTGTCGGTTGCCGTGGGCGTAGTGTTAATGGTCGTAATCTTGCCCGAGTTACCAGCGAGGTCGTAAAGCGTCACGGTAGGCGTAGCCCGCTTCATGGTCGCAAACCTAACCGGGACAGTTTTATTGCCATTGGTATTAGTGCCTGTGTTGAGATAAACGCGGCCCACTGATGTACCACTCGGATCGGTATCAATATTGAAGCTCTTTTCGTAATACCGTTGGCAGCGCGCGAGTTCCTCTTCATCAGAGCGCCATTGAAGAGTTGACCCGGGTGTTAATCCAGATTCGAGCTGCACGTCAGCAAGATCAAATGCGCCGGTTGTGTTGATTGGATAGTGAAACTCCAACGACACGTAGTCATTGCCGTCAGTGCCTAATGTTTTGTCTTCAATTGACGGGTTCGTAAACAGGACTGTATACTTTGCCCACGTCGTTGTGAGCACGCAATCAGTTGACCCGTCAGTGGTAACCTCTGACGAAGGACTTCCAGTGGTACCGAAATTCTGCCGTAGCTTTGGGTCCAGAGTGATTGCCGTAGCGCCGCGCCTTGCCCAAAACGTAAGCACAACACCGGAATTTGCTAACGTCCTCACGCCTTCAATGGGTTGATGGAGTTTAGGAGCAGTTGAAGATGCGAGGGCAGTCTGATTCCATTTCAAATAATACTTAGGCTCAAAGAGTGCTGTAAGATTTCTATCGTCGTTGCCTGCCGTCAGTACGGCAGTGTTGCGCGTCACTGTGACGCTGGGAGACCCGCCTGCTCCGGCATACGCAACCCACTGGTCAGCCGTATACGCCGCTGTCGTAACTGCTGCAGGTGTTGTATCCATCTGCCAGAACACGAAGCGGGGATTCACTAAAACATTTTTATGGTGTACCCAAAAACTTGTCGCCATATGAGCGGCGGTAATTGTTCCATCGGCAATATCGAGTGTTCCGGCAGCAAACGAAAACGGGGAATCCAAGGTAACAGCCGTCCACGTATTCGCAGCCGAGCGGTAGTAAATCGTGTTCGTGCCTGTCAGTGCGGCTAGCGCGGCTAGGTCCGCATCATACGCTTGAACGTCCGTGCCGATAACTACACCGAGGGCGGTGCGCGCATCCGCCGCCGTGCTTGAACCCGTGCCGCCATCGGCCACGGCAACGTCAGTTCCGCCCGTGCACAGAATGGTGCCAGTCACGGCCTGCAACGTCTGCGTTACATCCGCCGTTGACGCAGGGCCGATTAGCGTCACCGCATTGGTGCCGTTATCTGTATCTTCATGGAACTTGAGCGACGCTGGGCCGGACGCGCTCGCGGTTGTGAAGGCAGTCGCGAGCGTAGTCAAATCTGCATCATACGCTTGCACATTAGTACCAATGGCAAGACCAAGCGTTGTGCGTTGCGCGCTGGCGTCGGCGTCGTCAAGAATCGCGCGGCCTGCCGCCGTGCACGCAATCTCCTGCACGGTAGTTCCGGCGCTATCATTACCCAACAGCACATCCGCTGACACTGCCTGCATTTTCGCGAACGTCACCACTCCGGCGTCAATTGCCCATGCCGCGCCGCTCGAAGACACTGTAATGTCGCCCTTGTCACCATCGGCTACGGTTGCTGCAGCCGCCGCCGCGTCAACGTAGGCTTTTACAGATTGCTGCGAAGGAACAGCGGTAGCGCTGTCGCTCGCCATGTTGTCTTCATCTTTGAAGTCGAGAAGGTCCGCTGTGCCGCTGCCGGTGAAGCGGGGAACTTTGTTTGCCGCGCTCGTCAGTCCAGCCACGGCGGCGAGTTCTGCATCGTAGGCTTGAACGTCCGTACCGATCACCAGCCCTAGGCTCGTTCTCGCGCCCGCCGCCGTGCTCGCGCCAGTGCCGCCATCGGCCACCGCAAGGTCGGTAATGCCCGTGATGGCCCCGCCTGTCACCGACACATTATTCGCGTTCTGCGTGGCAATCGTGCCGAGTCCAAGGTTGGTTCGGGCGTCGGCAGCGCTGCTTCCGCCAGTGCCGCCTGCGGTTATCGGGAGCGGTGTAATGCCGGAAATAGAGCCGCCAGAAATGATGACCCCGCTGGCGTTCTGTTGCGCCATCGTGCCTAAGCCTAGGTCGGTACGTGCCGTGGCCGCGTCAACGCTCTGACATTGCGTGGCTCCGGTTGCCTTCAAAAGTTGTCCAGCCGTCAAAGCCATCGTCCAACCTCATTGCACGTAAATTACAGAACCGCTCACGCTCTCTAGGACGTTGTTGCTATCGTCGTTAATCAGCACCGTCAGGGTGCGCACAGTTACCGCGCCGGAAACCGTGAATGCAAGATTCGCCGTCATCTTGCCATCAAGGGGCGCGCCGAATTCAAAGGACGCCAGAAACATCGCGCCTTCCCACTGCTCCAGTCCCGGAAACGTCAGCCGCACAACCTCTTCGCTATCCTCGAACGGCGGCACAGTGTCGGGATTGAAGGCCACTTCCAGCGCCAGCGCGCCGGGTGTTGATTCGGTGGATGGTATGTACTGCTCGTACACATCGGCAAAGTCGGAGGTCTTAACCTGCTCGCGCTTAATGCCGGTCCATTCAAGCCCAAGGATGTTGCCGCTAAAGCCGCTCGTGCCGCAAACAACCGTGCTCCCCGTCGGCAAATCCATCACACCACCTCAGCACAAAGCACCACTGTTTCCCGATTGCGCTCGTCAACACTAATCACGCTCTTAATGTGGAACGTTCTGCCGTCGTGAATGAGCCTGTGCGAGGTGTTTAACCCATCGTAGTACCGCATGCGAATTTCATGCGTTACATCGCTGTTAACGGCTTGAGCGCTGAAGAACTCGCGCCCCGTTAGCGGCTTTACCGAGGCCCGGCGTGTAGCTTGGGCAATCCACGCTCGCGCAATACCGCCGTGATCGTCGCGCGTTTCCTGCTGCGCTTCGATGTTGATGCGATGCCGGAAGTGCCCCGGTCTCATATTGTGATGCCGGTTACGTTAAGTTTGACAACAAGGTTGGATGTGCTCGACGCGATACCAAGTTGCGAGACGTAATCACCGGACGCAATTTCAGCAAATAGCCCGATGCCGCCAGCCGTCGTGGTCACGTAGTACGCCGAACCTTTGGTTAGAATTGCGCCAAAGCCAAGGTTGCCCGCCGTCTGATACACAACCGGCTGCTCGTCGAGCGCATCACATACGGCAATGCCAACGCACGAAGCCGACGCTTCGGCATCGGCATCCGCCGCCTTAACCTTGTTGCCGTCGGTACTGTCAAGGTAAACGGGCTGCCCTGTGGTTACCGTGCCCCCGGCGGTTCCGGTGACGAAGGTCGCATTCGTCCCCGGTGCAACGTTCGCTTTTGTGATTGTGATGTCTGCCATGCCTACGCCTCCAAAATCATTTCACTTGCCAACAGTGCGTCCACGGTGAATGCCAGGTCTTGAGAAATTGTCCCAATAACAACCGGCCCGCGTTCGTCATACCAATGTTCGATCAGCAGACACATCGCCTGCCGGATTGTTTCTGGCACACTCGAACCTGCGGACCCGTAGCCAGCCACAAACCGCAGCGTGACTGCATTCTGAATCCCACGCACGCTCGGCCACGTGTAGCCGTAGGCGTTGTAGATGCGTCCCGGCTCGCGCTTAATGTCCACCACATACTCGGCGCTGCTTAGTGTTGTGCTGGTGCCATCCGTTGCTATGTATGTGATTGAGGACACAGACACGAGCGGCGAGCGCGCTGGGCGGAAGATGTGCGGAAAGGAATCGTAGACCTGATCGAACGTTGTGTTGATGAACGCGCGGTTGGTTCGCGTCTCGCAGTATTGCCGCGCCGCCTTAATCAAGCGGTCGATGTAGGTATCGTCTGCCGTAATATCGATGTTACAATGCGTCTTCGCTTCGGTTGTGGAAAGCGGCTCGACAGTCGGCGCTGTGTTGACAACGAGTCCGTACATCTGCCGCCATCCCCGTTAGGCGTTCCGAAATGGAAGGGGAACGGGGCGAATCCCGTTCCCCATGTTTAGAGCGCCGTCAAAGTGCTTACGCCACTTCTTCCGTCCAAGTAATCGAGCAGGCCCATGTCGTGAGCGTGGCAATATTCCCGGCCACAAAGAGCGCGGTGCCTGGTGCGATGCCAACATCGCCCTCAAACCGCGCGCGCGCGGTCCACGGAACCGTAGTTGCATCGGCAGCCGTCGTGACGAGTTGGTTCTGTCCGAGATGGCGGTAAATAACCGGAGCGGTCACCGTCGCGGCAGTGATGCCCAGCGCCTTGTTGCCGCTGGACGCGTTGCCGTTCGTGATGCCGTCCCAAACTGTCAAGAGCGTGGCAGCAGCGACATTGCCACCAGTCGCCAGCCCGCCGCCAGCGTTTTTCACGACGGCCAGTACGTAGCCGCCAGCCGCGCCCGTCGTGGAGACGTAATCCAGGGCGACTTCGATGATGTTGCAGTTGACGCCAGAGCCGAGCGGATTGAACAGCCCGAACTGCTGAGTCGTGTTGCTGAAGATCGGGAGCACCGCGCCAGCCGCAGCCATGTTAGAGGTAAACACGCGCTTCTGTTTCGCGGCATGGTACAGCGGCGATTCAGTCTGTTGCGTCAGCAGGGCGCGCTCATCACTGAGTACCGCCTTGGCCTCACCCTTCGAGCTATTGAAGAACGGAAAACTAAACATGGCCGGACTCCTTTTCTTCCCGCTTTCATTTTGGCGGGATTAAACCTTGGCAAAAAATTCCATGTGCACAGCCTTAAGGTCACGAACTTCCTGAATCAGTACATTGAGCGCATCAAGCACGCGCGCGTCGTCTGGCTGGTACGTCCAGCGCAGACCATCCCAGCGCGATATTCGGAACGTATCGCTCTCGAAAAAGCTCGAACCCGGCGGCAACAGCGGGCCGGTCGGATTTCCCCGAGAGTCGAGGTCCGCTCGTTCTGGCTTCGTATCGGTCGAAAGCCCGATGTAGCGGCGGATAGATCCTTCCAACTGCACCATTCGTTAGCTCCCAACGACTGGATCGAGTATTCCATTTTTATCGAGGTCGTTTGAACAGTAGACCTCAAACGACGGCATGCTCTGCGTATCGTTAATCGTGGTCGTGATGGTCGTATCGACGTAGTAGCGCCCGTCGTAGTGAATGCCGGTCGCGCCGCTCGCGCCGATGACGGCGGAGACGAGGCCGGAGGTATATCCGGTGATGTGCATGCGGTTCCCGCCGATTTCAGTCAGGCGCGAATCACCATCCGCGCTGATTGCACAAGCCGTGGCTGCATCGTTGAGTTTCAGAATAAAGGTGTTGTCGAGGATGCGCGCGCTTTCCGTGCCCACCAGGTAAATCCAGCGCTGTGTGCTCGCGCCTGCGGTGAGCTGCACGTGATAGCAGTTCTGGATCGTCAGGAAGTCAGCACCAGAGTCGGTGAGCGCGAACTGCAGAATTTCTTTCGCGGAGCCGTTGTCCTTCACGTCCACGGCGTCAATCGTGCAGTACGCTGCAGTGATATTGAAAATCTTCACCAGCTCGTTCACCGATGATTTGATGATGAGGTTCTTGAACGTGATGTTCGCGGCCGAGACGGCAATGGTTGAATCGGTGGCCGAGAGCGTCAGCGTGGGGCGATCCGTTCCGTTGCCCAAACCGATGATTGAGATGCCCGCCACATCGGCAGCAATGCCGGCCGCAGCGGAAATGGTTTCGGCATGGCCGGGCAGAACATAAATCACGTCGCCCTTGTTGGCCGTGCAGGCACCGATGGCGGAATCAATCGTGGTGAACGCAGCTTCTGGCGTCAACCCGCCGGAGGTAGTCGAGCCGCCCCCGTTGGAATCGACGAAAAACACGCGCGCCGTGCCGGCATGTTTCAGATAGCCCGGCACATTGCCGACGTTGCGCGTATTGAGAATCAATCCGTACATGGTTTACTCCAGTCTCAATGGTTCGGTTACGCGCCCGTGGTGGCGGCCGTCAACGCGTCATAAGCACGCTTCGCGTCTGTCTGCATGTACATGACAGCGGCTTCAGTGCCGGAATTGCTTAGCGTCAGCCGCGCACCCACATAGCGCAGCGTGTAGCCGCCCTCTTCCGATTCCTGCCGGATTTCTTCAGCGGTGCATTCCTGAAAAGCCCAATCGCCCTGCGCATTCGCGGAGATGGTTCCGCTGTCCTTGATGACGGTCAGGTTCGTTGCACCAGCGCTGTCGTCGGAGGCCACGATTTCAAGTTTCGTGATCGCGCCGCCAGCCACAAC